GGGCGCAACTACTACTCGGCGCTGACGGACGATTTCTTGCCGTTTACGGTGCCGCCGTATCCGTTGGCTGTCTTGAATAGTCCGATTGTGGTTGTGGACCAGGTCCGGTTTAAGCCGGCTCCTGCGATTACGCCCACGTCGCAGTGGTATGCGTTGACGGCTGGTGTTGACTACACGGTTCGCAAGTGGGGCGTGGACTTGTATCGCGTTGCCGCCAATGATGTTGTGGAAGTGACGTATACGGGCGGCCTTGACGGCGACTCCATCGCCTACCTCAAGTTGGCCATCCTTCGCGCCGCATCTCGAGAAATGCTCAACCAGACTGACGACGTGGTCGGCCTGCGCGAGATTCAGACGCAGCAGTCCCCCGAACGCGCCACCGGCTTCACGCAGGAAGAAATCGCCGTGCTGAAGAAGTGGAAGCGCAAGCAGCCGGCAGGCTAACCATGATTTCCATTTCGGTTGACGCTTCTGAACCGAAGCATCTGGCAGAGCGCATCGGGGCGCGAGCTCACGATTATCGGATTGCCTTTGAGGCAATGCGCCAGTTCCTGCGGATGGCCTATGGCCAGAACTTCATGCCGCCCGGTGGTGGCGGTGTTGGCGGCTGGGCGCCGCTACGGCCCTCTACGGCCGCCTGGAAGGCCCGTGAAGGGCTTCCGCCCGCCACGATGCATGGGAAGACCAACAGCCTCATGGACTCCCTTACGACGCTTATGGGGACCCCTAATGACATTGGGGCCAAGACAGCGACGTTTGGTACGGATGTCAAGTACGCCCACTTTCATCAGTATGGGACGCCGAACATGGCAAAGCGCGAGTTGGTGTTTGAACCCGCTGGCTTTGGGGCATTCAGCGCCAATCGGATTGCAGCGCATCTTCTCCCCGAAGACGATGCCATTGGTCTGGTTCCGGGCTTGTAATGACTTACGCAACGCAAGAGGGCCCGTGGACCGTCAAGACGCTCATCTCCTCGTATCTTGAGTGGGATTTGCCGCGCCGCATTTTGGAATATCGCGAAACGTGGGGCATTGACGATGAGCGACTGCCCATCCCTGAGTACTACCTGCCCTATGAGCCGGCGGCCCTTGACCATTGGCCGACGGTACTGACGGTCCAGTTGTCCACTCAGGGCTTTGAACGCATTGACTATGCGAATGGCCTGAACCCTGTTTATCGGGTTTCGTACAGCATGCGGACGTACATTTGGACCAAGCATGACCGGCCCGATGGCGTGACGGAAAGTCGCGACCGCTTGACGACCGTGCTGCGAGCGGCGCTCCTTGACCGTCCCTGCTTTGTCAAGGGAACGGCGCACTCTGGTCATGCTTTGGCGCTAGATGAAACATCTCTCCGCGAGGAGTACTCCGACATCACCTACGTCAAGGGAGAGCGGGCCGTCGCTGGCGCATACCTTGCCTACACGGTGACGCTGGATGAAACCCTCGCTCGAGCCAATATTGCGGACCTGAACGAAATCACATTCTCCGTTGATGCGACTGGCAATAGGCAGGCAGATATTGAGACTGACCTGGTTGCTGATGTTGCCACGGTGACAATTACCGACTAGGGCTTTCGCTAGAGCAGCCCTCTAACGTGATACCGTCAGAGTCGGCAACGTGTGACTCTTTCATCAGAACTTAGCCACACGTTGAATACCATTCCAGACAAGACCATCTTCAGAGAATGCAAGGAGGGGCTACATGCCCGGTCTGGTCGTTACAACCGGCGTTCGGGTTGGTTCCACCGGAACGGCTGACGCTCCCTCGAGTTCCATGTTCATCGTCGGTAGCGCCGAGCGCGGCCCGACGGATGACTACCGACTGATTGAGTCGGTTGGACAGTTTGAGGAAGTCTTCGGCGGTTACGAGGCCACCTCTACCCTCCACCAGCACATCCAGTGCTTCTTTGAAGAGGGTGGCACTCGCGCCTACGTCGTGCGCGTGACCAGCACGGGCACGTCGGGTGCTACGTCTCCGACGAACCTCAGCTTCTACACGGGTGCTAACAACACTGGTTCCGTGGGTCTCAACGTTGGTGCCGTCGGTGCCGGTTCGTGGGCCAGCGGTCAACTACAGGTGTCCATCATTGATGGTGTCATCAGTGGTACGCGTCGTGCGGTTGTGACCTACAAGTCGGAAGAGGTCTTCCGCTCCGGCGACCTCACGACCAACGCTGCGATTGCGGATGCCCTTGAGACTGGTGCTGGCAACTACGTCACTGCTGCGGCAGTGGACGGGGTTGCTCTTGTTGCCGCTGGCGCGACCGTGGCCGCTGGCAAGACGTTCAGCGGCGGCAACCTTGGCAACGCATACATTCAAGACTCGCAACTCGTTTTGGCTCTTAACAAGTTTGTGCCGGAACTAGGCGATGGCGTTGTCTGCATCCCCGGTACGGACAGCATCTCCCGAGCAACCGAAACGATTTGGGACGGTCTTCAGGCGCATGCCGTTGACAACAATCGCATTGCGTTTGTGTCGTTCCAATACAACAGTGGTCACGATGCCGATACCAGTCTGACCGCGGCGCAGACCTTCCTACGAGTTGGTGGCGGTTCTCGTGCCGATGGCTCCTACTACGGAGACACCGACGTGGAGACCAACAACGCGTCGGCCGTCGCTGCGTACTGGCCGCACGTCACCATTCCGAATGGCACTGGTGGCAGCCGCATCATCTCGCCTGAGTCGTTTGCCGCTGCGGCACGCGCTCGAGCCCACCTTCAGGTTGGTCCGTGGCGTCCGGGTGCGGGCCTCATCTCGGCCTCCAAGTTCGCTACGGGTCTTGTGTTCCCCGTGAACTCGCTGGTCGGTACTGAGGCCAACGACTCGCGCATCAACGCTCTCCGCGTCATTGACGGCGGCGTGCGTGTCTACGGTGCGCGATCCATCTCGGCTGACGAGACCAACTGGCGGTACATCACCTTCCGTGATGTCATCAACTATGTGGTCGTTCAGGCCAGTTCCCGCCTTGAGCCGTTCGTGTTCGGTGTCATTGACAGCCGCAACACTCTGTTCGGTTCCATCTCGTCGGCGCTCGTCAACCTTCTTGAGCCGCTTCGGCGTGCCGGTGGCATCTACGAGGGTCGGGATTCCCGCAACAACGTCATTGACCGTGGGTACACGGTTGAGGTGTCGGATGCGCTGAACCCGCAGCAGCAACTTGCGGAGGGCACCATCACTGCGAAGGTGGGTCTCCGAGTGTCCAGCGTTGGCGAGACCGTCAACCTCATCATCACCAAGTCCGGCCTGACCACCGCGGTCTGACCTAAGGAGTAATCCAGAATGGCAAAGCTCTCGCAGCGGCAGGTTGTCGCTGAGGTTCTGGCTCACACTGATGCCGCTGGCATCCGGTCGGGCCGCGACTGGAGCACCGAGTCGCGCAAGTACTTTGCGCAGGTCAACGGTGGCGAAGTCCAGTCGTCGGTTGAGAAGGTCTACGACGGCGGCTCGACGTTCCCTGAGGTTCTGCCGGCTCCGATTGAGGTGGGCGACATCACTGTCACCCGTCACTACGACCCGGACTCGGATGGGGAACTTCTGGACTACTACCGGCCTCGCGTCGGCCGTGCCCGCTTTGACGTCAACATCTACACCATTGATGCTGACGGCAACAAGATTGGGTACACCCGTCAGTACCAGAACGTCCTTCTCGTCAACATCACCGACCCTGAGGGTGACTCGTCTGCTGGTGGTCCGGCGACGTTCTCGCTGACCTTCGCGGTGGCTGCGGTGGCGACCTCCCGTGCGGGTGGCCTGACCGCCTAGTCCTCCAAAAAGAACTTGGTGTTGTGGTAGCGCCCGCCTTATGGCGGGTGCTACTGTTTCCGGCATGGTTGAGAACAACGACATCATCACTTCTCCGACTCCGGCTCGTAAGCCGTCTACTGCGGCAAATGACCTGCCGGATGCAGGGGAAACTCCGAAGGTTCTTGATGCTCTGCGTGCTGAGCTGACCCGTAAGGTCAAGCGCCAGGACGTGTACCTTGAGGTGCCTGAGCGTCCGAACATGCTCATCCGGTTCTCCCCGAACCTGACGCAGCATCAGATTCGTGCGTGGCGACGGAACTCCGGTGAGGAGACCAAGGCTGGCCTTGATACCGTCAAGTTCTCCTGCTACGTCCTTGCCAACACTTGCACCGGCATTTCCATCAATAACGAGATGGTCGTCAACGAGAACGGCGAGGAACTCGTCTTTGGCGACGAGGCCATCATCAACATGCTGGGCGTCAACACCGTCTCAGAAGCCATCAAGGCCATTTTCGTGGTCGAGCCGCACGTTGAGTCCGCCGCCCTTGCGGTCATGGAGGCTGCCGGGTTCAACGACTCGGTTGAGCAGGTGGACCCTACGAAGACGCCCTAGACTGGTTGTCTCGCGACCAGCGGATTATTTCCGCTGCCAGACTGGGTGACGCTTTCGGCACTAATCCTCTGACATTGCTAGATGTTGATGAGGAGACATGGCTAATCCTGCATGCCTGTGGTACCGTACTAGCACGCGACAATGAGCGTGCTGAGAAACAGGCAAAGCAGGGGTCGCCATAGATAAGCATGGCGCTGGAGCGAAGAGGTGATTAGCCATCGCTGCTAACACCAAAGTCGTTATCAAGATTGATGTTGACGACAAGGCTGCCCACGCTAAGCTAGATAAACTCATTGCTAAGCTCAACCTGCTTGAAAAGAGCGGCGGTCGAGCCGGTAACTCCTTTGACGATTTGGGTGATTCCGTCAAGAAGGCCGGTAATGACGTTGACGACTTCAATAAGAAGTCGGACAAGAATCACTCTGCCCTAAAGAAAATGGGCAAAGCCATTGGTGAAATCTTTTCGCCTCTCGGCAAACTAATGAAGTTGTTCAAGTACTTCGCCATTGACATGTTGGCAATGGTCGCCACGCTTGGGGCATTCAAGGCCGCACTGCTTATTGGCCAAGGCGCAATCAAGACATGGAACTTCTCCCTCTATGCGATGGGAGCAGCCGCAGGAGCAGCTGTAGCGGCCCTAGCGGGCGTTCTAGCAGCCATGCGGGAACTCCAACTAGCCCAACTCAAGCCGCTCCTCACGCAGGTCTACGGCACCGGAACCGGCGCCACCTCCGGCGCGGCCGTGATGAGCAGCATTTCTGGCGACCGACGCCTAGGCATGTTTGGTGCAGCAGCCGGACAAGCCGTTGGCGCCTACGCCAAAGCCGGTCAGAAAGTTGACGCCAACCAACTGGCTCGACTTGGTGACTTCACTGCCGGAGACCCGAAAGCCTTTGCTGCCATTACTGGCGTGATGGCTCAAGCCCAGAAGGCCGGGAAGCTCACGGGCGAAACCTATAAGGAGTTCCAGAAGACGGCTCCAGGGCTTGCTGCCGCGTTTGAGGAACTTGCTGGCGGTGCAGCCAACGCCGAGAACGCGACCATCACCTTTGACACGTTCAACAAGGCACTTCAGGAGGGCAAACTCAAGTCACTTGAGCCGTACAACGGTGCTCTGAACGAAATCAACAACACCCTGATGGGCAAGTTCAAGGGCGGCTTGGCGGTCCTCAAGGAGTCGTTGACGGTCCTCGGTTCCACGTCGTACAAGGAACTGTACGGTGCCAAGTCTCCGTACTCTGGCACTACTGGCACTGGTGCTGGCATGAGCATGGTTGATGCGATGAAGGCTCCCATCGATCAACTTGTTAAATCCATTCAAGGCATGCTGAATGCGATTGGACCGGCGCTTCTGCGCACCTTCCCGCAGATGACTAAGGGTCTTGCTGATCCGCTTGCCAAGGCTATGGAGCGGATGACCTATTGGATTGTCACGGGTGTTGAGAAACTCAATGGTCTATCAGGTTCGCTTGACGGCGTTATTGGCAAGACCCGCATGGTCTTTTCCACTATGGCGGCTTATGTCACAAATGCTGCCGCACCGTTTGATGTGTTGTGGAAGAACTTCATCGTTCCTCTTGGTGAGGGTATTGGTTCGTTGCTGAATAGTGCTGTTCAGCATTTTGGTGAGGTTGCTGAAGAGAATGCAAACTCTCTTGCGTCATGGGGTGATGCCCTCAAGAACATTCTAAAGAACATCGGCGGAATGCTCAAGGGCTTTGCAACAGCAAAGAAAATCCTTGCGCCTCTTATCACGATTCTTCTTCGATTCATTGAGGTAATTACCAATGCGTTTAGTACGCCCATTGGTTCTATGGTTCTCGCACTTGGTCTGATTATCGGGATGCTCACCAAGTTGGCGCATACGTTCTATAAAGTTCAAACTGCTGCTGTCAAAGCCATGGGTACGGTTCGTAAGGCTATTACTTCAGCATCTAAGACGGCGCCGGTTAGTTTCCCTGGAGTGCCAGGAGGCACTCCAGTTGGTACTCCTATTCCGGGGAAACCGGGATTTGTGCTTGGTCCTAAAGGTCTGCCGGTGCGCGCCCCAACGGGCGGCTTCATGAACGGTCTTGGCGCTGGCGCAAACAAACTGTCAAGCAAGTTTGGGTGGGATTCGGCAGGAGCAATGGGCGCTACGGCTCTTGCTGGAACCGGAGCAACAATCCTCGGTGGCTACATCACTTCACGCGCTGGCAGCACTGACACAACCGCTCAAGCAGCCGGTGGCGTTCTCAGCGGTGCTGGCGTTGGAGCATCAATGGGAATGATGGCAGGGCCATGGGGGGCTGCGGCTGGTGCTGTTGCTGGTGGAATCATTGGCGGCGTCATGGCAAAGCGCAATGCTGAGGCAGCCCGTGAAGAAAAGCGTCGTGACGTTAAGAAAAAGACGATTTCTTATCTTGGCGGCGGAAGTAAAGCAGAGGGTATTACTTCTTTGCGCGATGAAGCATTGTCTATGGCGCGCGCTCGACGCATCCCCGGATTGGCGCGTCGTTATGAGCAACTGACGGATACTGGTGGCATCCTCGGAGCATTTGGTGGTGGCGGTATTAGTCGCCTTCAAAAGCTTGAGGACAAGTTGGTAGGCCGTAAGATGGAGGACCTTACTATAAAAGAACAAGACGATTTGATGCGTTTGCGCGCAGAAAAAGCCGCTATTGAGCGCGAGTTCAGAGCGTATGACGGTGCGGATTCTCCAAAGGGAGCGCGTCAAGGCGCTCGTAAATACATTGAGGGTCATGCTGGCCGTATTCAAAAGCTGTCAGCCAACAAAATGATGGGTGACCTATTTGGTTTTGACTTGAAAGAACTTGCCGCATACGCGAAGCGCCACAACAAGAGTATTGCTGAGACCGCACTTGGCATTAAAGACATGATTAAGTTGCTTGGCTACTCCGGCAAACTTGTCAAAGGTATGGCAACCGCTGGCGACATGGCAACATCTGCTGATCGCGCATATAACAAACTTTCGTCTACTGCGGCAGCCGCAAAGAAAGTATCGGAAGCAGGCATTGCTGCCGTCAACCGAATGACCCAGTTCATCAACGAAGGTAAAACTGGGCAGAGCGCTGACCAAGCAACATATAACGCTGCCGACACGATGGATACCATCATCGCTCGACAAACTGGCCGTCTCTCTGCGGGCATGTTCGGTACGGGCGGTTACCAAGCATTTGCAACTCAGACAACAGCAGAGCTCACCACCTTCTATGAAGGTGCCAAGCGTGCCGGGGTCACCAACGAGAATCTAAATGCGCTACTCGCGCAGATGCTGCCGGTCATTGCAATGTTGAATCAGACCACGACCAACTTGCAAGCGCGCCTTGAGGCCGATCCGGTATTGACCGCCGAACTCAACACTTGGGTCACTGAGGCAACTCAACAAATCAAGGATTTGCCGAAGGACTTCAGTATGCAAAGTTTCCTTGATGTCAAGACGCAAACGATTCTAAATAACCTTGAATCAAAGGGTATTCAGGTTACGCCAGAAACTGAAGCACAAGTTCGTCAAATGCTTCAGACCTCGTTTGATGGTCCTGAAGGCACGAACAACAAAATGCAACAAGCTCTTATTGATGGCGGTAAGTCGGTTGCTGCCGCAATCACGACTGCATTCGGTAACGCAAAGTTGCGGTTTGAAATCAAAATCAATGGCGAAACGCAGACTGTCAATGTCAATGGCGTCAAGATTGATGCAAAAAGCACTTCTGCTAGCGACACGAGTACTGCTCGATTCGGGCGGACCGTTGCCCGCCACCAAGCCCTAGACGGCATGGTCGCCGGTAAGCGCACCATCACCTCCGGCCTCCGCACCAACAACCTTGGGTCCATCAACTCCGACCACCGCTTCGGCTACGCCTACGACCTCGTCGGCCAAAACCTTGGTGCCTACGCATCAAACGTAAAACGAGCCGGCGGATTCGCAGAATTCCACGGACGCGGAGGCAGTCGACACCTTCACGTCGTCCCAGGACAAGGCGCAATCGGAGACACCGCCAGCCCCATCGGACCCATCGGTGGCGGTATGGGTATCACCAACAACAACATCAACATTCAGGTGTACGCCCCCGAAGGCGCATCGCCCGCTGCCATCGCAGACGAAGTGATGACCCGCATCAACCGTGCGCAACGAGACTCCGTGGAGCGTCGATGACCGTTCTACCGGGCTTTGGTGCCCAACCCACCCAGTCGTACTATGCGGATGCTGGCGGCTATGTGCGTACCGTGCGTATCGGTACGGACCCTGCTGCTGGCGGTACGGTGCCGACCGTAGCGACCTCTACGTCGCGTGCTGTCCTGCGGCAGGCAGAGGTGGCACGGCTTCCCAATGGGGCAGCATTCCAGCTGTCGGTGAATCTGACGCCAGCGCCGGTTGTTGTGCGGCATAACAATCTGGCTGCCGCGTATGCGCAGGTTGATCGACCGGGCCGGCAACCGTTGAGCATGTGGGCTAACCCGCAACTTGAGCAGATTACGTTGGAAGCGACAATTGTTTCTGACACGAAACCTGGGTATGGGTCGTGTGAGGACAAGTTGGGTTGGTTGCGGGCGATTGCGTTGATGCCGACGGATGTGATTTTTGCGTATGGGAATGTGTCTAGTTCTCGTCGTTGGCGTGTGACTGATTTTAGTTATGAGTCGGTGATGCGTGATCCTGATACTGATTACATTGTTCGTGCGCGTGCGTCTATCACGTTGACGGAGCAGGTGCGTCCGCGCCAGTTGGTGGCCGGTTTTCAGGTTCTCAAGGATGTTCCGGCGTCGCGTAATCAGGCTGCCTCTGGTGGTGGTG